CGATTTTTCAAGACCCTGACCGTAGTGGTATTACGGTTGTCACCTTGCTGATCTCTCTCGAGACCAATCACAACATCGGATGTTTGGGCGATACTTTGGGAGCCACGGAGATGACTAAGACTAGTCGTAACTCCATTTTCGTGGCCTTTGTTCCCTTCAAGGCGGCGCAGATGTGCCACCATGATGAGACCTACGCCTGTTTCTTCAACAAGTGAGCGTAGCTTTGTAACCATGATATCGAGGGCTTTACGGTCATCTACATCGAGACCCGCAACAGCAATCGAGATATGGTCGAACACAATAAAATCACATTTAAGACCCACAGCCATGTATCGGAGCTTTTCTATAAGCACCTCTGGGTCGGTAGAACCGAAGCTGTCGTATAAATGTAATCTGTTTGTGCTTGTGACGGCATCAAATGCCTCACGTAGTTTTCCTTCATCAGTGTCAGAGTTGACATGAAGGACTTCATTCATATGGATGCCCAGAATACCCTGCATCGTGCGACGCAAGCCTTCCTCGAGCATCATCATACCTACGGTCATCTCTTTATTCATAAGAAGGTCGTAGGCGATCTCACGGACGAATGCCGATTTACCGACGCCCGTACCCGCTGTAATTGTAGTCAGCTCCCTCAAACCTAAACCGTAGGTAGGAATATTTAATCCTGCAAATGGGTAAGGAACACGGAAGCTTTCGTTACTGCCTGAGACCTCTTCCCAGAGATCAGCAGCGTTCACAATGCCGTCTGGACGGTACTGTTTAGCACTCCAGATAGCATCAATAACCTCTGAGCCACGACCAGCGACTAACATATCGCTGGCATCTTTCAGGGGTAGGTGGGCGATATGGGCTTTGCCAGGGGATAGAAGCTTTGCACATTCGTGCGCTGCGTCCTGTCCGGCGGTGTCCATATCCATCATGAAGATAACCTTCTCGAATTTCTCCAAGAAGGATATGCTTTTACGTACAGACCGAGCTGCACCCGCTGATCCATTAGGAACGGATACAACTGGATATTTGTTGTTCTGAAGCTGTGATATCGAGAGGGCATCTAGTTCCCCCTCGCACACCACTATCATGCGTCCTGTATCACGCCAAAGCCAATCTCCGTAGAGACCGATGTTCTTGGAGTCACCAATCCAGACAAATGATTTATCTTGGTATCGAACCTTAGCTGCTATGGGTCTACGTTTTGAATCATAGTAATACGCTAGGTGTGCTGGCTTCCCAGCGTGATCACCGAGTTTATATCCCCATTTTGCACAGGTGTCCTCGGTGATACGCCTTGACGCAATAGCTCTCGTTTCGCCCGTGACCTTGAATACTTGGTTTTCACCTTGGTCTTCTGAGGTCGATAATGGGGCGACCCAAGACTTTTCGCCATCGGATTGCTCTTGCTCATGATATCCACATCCAAAACAAAAACCGTGTCCATCATCATATCTAGCTAAATTATCTTTAGAGCCACAGCTCGGACACGGTTCGTGGTTAGTAAACTGAGACTCTTCCATATCACTCCTTTAGCCAGTCCAAAGGAAGCACACTGTTGGAATATAGGTAGCCATTACGGTCTGCCCACATTCCATACGTCGTCTTCGACTGCTTGGATATTTTTTGATTGGCGTTTGAAAAGATGAACCTGATGTCTAGATCAGGATGCTGATCTTTGACCAAAAGCATTTTCTGACGGTCTGCTGTCAGGAAGCGGCCTTTGGTCTCGATAATAATACCGTTAGGCAAAACAAAGTCTGGTGTATATTTGGCCTTCTTTGCAGGACGTAGGTACGAAATTGATAAACTTTCATATTCAAACTCTACGCCTTTTTCGAGCAGCTCTTGAGCTATACGTTCCTCAAGGCCTGATCGGTAGCCATGCTCTGTTTTTGATGCCCACCCGCCACTATTAGTAGAAGTCGTCTGACTCTTTCGACGTAGTGTCGGCATCATCACTCTCTTCAGTTACAGGTGTGTTAGCGGTGTCATTGAATGTGGCTTCTTCACCTTCACCAAAGGGGTTTGCTTCACCTTGCGGCTCAACAACTTCTTCGATCAGTACGCTCATCGGCTGAAGTGACACGCCTTTTTTCTCCGCATTCCAGCAGTAAACCTCGAACTGGACTTTGATGGCTGAACCGCCACCAATCTTGTCTGTTCTGCTATCTGCATCACGGAAGAAAACTTTTGGACGACGGTTCCACAGCTCACCCTCTTTATTCATCTTATTGGCTACACGCATCTTGATGATAACGTCGCCAGTGGGTTCGCCTGTCTTCTTGTCCTCGTCCATTTTCCACATGGTATTTTCGTTTTTGCTGGGAGCTGATCCTGTCCACTCTTTGTAGACTTGGGCTAGCTCTGCCATCAGCTCTTTCGCTTCCTCAATAGGAACACGGATGTCTGCTTTATATTGGCCTAATTTATTGTACTTCGTATCAGGACGGACAAGTCGGGGGTAAAAAGCTTTTCCCGTCATGGTCATGCCTGAATACTTTCCAGATTTTTCATTCAGATATTTCATCTAAATCCTCAATTAAAAAGAAAGTTTGTGAGTAGCCCGAGATAAACTGGAGCTGCTTCTGTGTTAGGACTAATGATTGGACGATGAGATTATCTTCATCTATTTTTTCGCCAGCCTCTTTATCTTCGGCAGTGGCTTCTCTGATCTGCATCAGCATGAATTTATCATCTTCAATCATGTACCCCATAAGGGTAGGAATACAGTCCTCGTGAGTGTCATCACCCACTTCATAAAGGTTAGCTAAGGTCACATCGATATCTTCGGTTGTAGTTTTAGCTTTGCTTCTGAAATGGATTACGTTGTCAGATGTCATCGAACATCCTTTGTAAAAAATGTTCACAGGTGTAAGTGTCTGATGCTGCAAGTGCAGGGTACAGACGCTCGAAAGTCTCCTCGTTAATCCCTGCTATGTAAGGGCGGTTAACGAAGGCGTTGCGGATGATTTCCACAACAGGGTGTAGTTGATCAAACATATGAGTCATTTCCGAAGGTTTCCTTCTAGTGTGGGCGGTAAGTGGTAAGGCTCTTGCATATGTAAGTATTAAGAAAAGAAAAACTCACTGTCTAAGACCCCGTTGATATCAAGATCACCTTTGTCAGGATACAGATCATGACTGAAGGGTAGGGTTTGGTATAGGTCACTGAGCGGATCACTCTTCACATACATCTCAACAAAGCTAGGTTTAACACAGCTCTCGATGAACGTAGGCATATGGGCTGCGTGGACGCCAAAGCTGTCGTGGATCATTGCAAAGCTCTTGATGCCTTCCTGAGTTCCTCTGTTGACCGCCATGCGTAGATGGGTAGCATCGAGGGAATGCACAAAGTTTGGTGCGACTGATAAAGCCATGTCTTTAGAGTCTAGCTTTGCTGTCTCGTTATAATACGTAAGCCTAACCCTTCCGTTCATGTAAGTATCTTGGCGCATTTGTTTCTGCCCAGCTCGATATTGGACAACCTGAAACCCATCAGGGGTAACCCAAGACATCCGCTTGTCATACCCTTGGCACTCCAGCTTGTTGTGGTATTTAGTCCATTCTCGAGCAACTGATGACAGCCAATCCATAGCGACCTTACCTTTGACCACGACCTGATCGATAGCTTGCCAGATATATCTAGCCAGCATGATGACCATTTCCTTGTCCTTGCTCTTGTCCCACATACGTTGATGCCCAGCCTTGAGCTTGTCGTCGTACCCTTCTTGGGTGTACTCCATGCAGCTCGAGAACTTACCAGCGTAGGGGATGACCATTGTCTGACGCTTTGTCATCTTCCTGTCGATCCCGAACTTGACCCATAGATGTGCTTCAGGTGTACCGTCAGCTAGCATAAGCTCCTTGGTTACATCAGCCACATCTTGGTAGATGTCCTGCCTAGGTAATCCTGGAATAAGGTTTACACTACGTCCACCGACAGAGTCTCGAAGCATTGCTGAGTAGTGCTGTAGGCCACTGCAAGTCGCATCAACATGGCAAGGGAAGTGTGAGTGGAAAGGTTGACCGTTAGCGTTGGTCTCGACAAAATCTGCCCATTCCATAGCAAAGCTCAAGAACATGAATGGTTCATCAGCATCGAGCCACTCTTGGTTGTTACGCCAGTCCCTGCCACATTTGATGATCCAATCCTCGTTAGCCACGATCCAGTCAGCTCGGTCTTGAAGGGATACCTTGTCATTACCCCAAGCATTTGCCCCAGCAACTGCAAGCCAAGCTGCTTGTTCCATGTCAGTGATCTCGACACCATCCGCAAACTCGAGCATTGATTTGCCAAAGTCTGCCGCCTGTGGGTTCAGGAAGGCTGGCAGCGGGTAGGCTCTACCCCTGACATCGAGGTTGTGTGGGAAGAATATCTCATGGAACGGTTGAAACTTACGTGCGATCTGTAACGTGTAGATGACTGACAGCCTCTTTGAGATGTCCTCACGGTTCCTCGAGCGGATCAGAAATACCTCGAGGTTGTGCTTCTTCTTCACCTCGTCATCAGTGTCATAACCTACAGGCTTGGGTGGTAACTCAATCTCATCGACAGTAGGGATACCACCACGGTCACCCCCAAGTTCATTGAAGACATAATCGAGGGCATCCACCATGCGACGTTTGACCCGCCAAGGTGTCTCTTGGATAGCATTGATGGATGGCAGTGTCTTAGACCAGTCCATGTGTAGCATCCGCTCAACATCCCGTTTACCAGCACCTTTGATGATGCTGTACTTCTTGACCTTACCTCGGTTCATGTACCCGCCTTTGAACAGATTGAACTCAGCAGACCAAGGGTTCGGCTTCACGACCATCGGAAGGTAGAGCGTGAAGTCAGTGATAGAGCGTTTACAGGCTTGCTCAACGTGATCCACCAGTTCTTTGGTAGGTAGGACGTAGGTTTTAGTATGATCGGACTCTATGAGGCCTGTAGCCTCCATGAAGAGGGTCATCAGGGCATAACCTATGAGCAGACACTCACGCTGCGACCATCCACGCCATTCAACCTGTTCAGCATCGAAGTACATTCGGTATGTCCGAAGACGCCATGAGCTGGGATAGGTGCGCTTATCCATATCCTTGGTGATCTTATCGAGAAGGTTCTTTCGTTCCTTCACTGAACCGAAGTGGTTCAATCTCCACTCGGTATGAATAGCATCGACAGCCTTGATACAGAAAGACACTCTCTTGATGGGCTTGTTAGAGAATAAGGGGATCAGGTTGTACACCTGTTTCACATAGAGATATGAGATGACCTCTGGGTCTAACCCTGTTTCTCTGAGGTACTCAGCAGCCCTTGCTCCACGACCACCACTCTTCCTAGAAAGGAACGAGATAACAGCTTCGCTAAAGCGACGTTGTGTAGAAGACACATATCTAGAGCCTATCTTAGACTCAGACCAAGCTCCTCTAGAGTTAGACTTTAAGTTATCTTTAGTTAATCTAGAGTATGAACTATTATATATCTCTGTTTCTAATTTCTCCTGCAAGGATGTATTACTATAGTCTGTACTACCATCGAACTTAAAGTTATCTCTAATAGTCATGCTTAGAATCTCCTATAGCTTTCTAGTGTGGGCGGTAAGTTTTTACATATGCAGTGTGACCCTGCTTATAAGTCCCTTGCATATGTGTAAGTGTATGGATGAGCAAAAGCTATTGTAGAATATACAACAGCTTAGGCTTAGTTATGTATGTGTAAGGGGGGCTAAAGTGATTTTAAGACTCTTGGTAAGTGGTACGGAGAGGGGGACTCGAACCCCCACGATCGTTACGATCTCTGGATTTTAAGTCCAGTGCGTCTACCAATTCCGCCATCCCCGCATGGTCACTTGGTCACCATTCGGTCACCGTGACGGTCACCGTATATCACCCCTGCTCCAGAGCATCAAGACAGACATTGAGGTCATTCGGTGCTAAATGACTGTAACGCATGGTCATAGCTATGGTTGAATGCCCCAGCCAGACCTGTACACGCCTGATGTCCACCCCTGACTGTACAAGCCTCGAGGCACAGGTATGACGCATCACGTGAGGGATGACATCAGTTCCCAGCCCAGCCATTCCTCTAGCTTTCTCGAAGACTGATCTGTAGGTATTTCTATTGATATGAGCGAAAGGTCTGTCAGTGTCCTTTGGGCAACGCTCGAGGATGTCCTTGCATCTTTTGGTGAGGGGTATGGTGCGTGGTGTGTTGCTCTTGGTTTGCCATAAGGTGACCTTACCGTCATTGTAGTCAGCCCAAGTGAACTTGAGAGCCTCACCAAACCTGAACCCTGTATCAATTAAGAATGCAGTGAAGTCTGCAAACTCGGGACGCATGAAGTTTATCTTGTCCAGGAAACGTAGCTCTTCATCCTTAGTGATGAACCGTAGACGGCCTTTACCCTCCTTGCGGCGGTATGCGGCTATATCAGGCTTATTGGAAAGCACCTTAGTCTTACTGGCCTGTGTAAGTATCTTTGACAGGGCTGCAAGCTTACGATTGATGGTAGCGTCAGCGTTCCTACGTTGTTTTAGGGCGGTAACAATGCTCTCGATGTGCTGGTCTGTGAACATAGCTATAGGAACATCATTCACAATCTCAGAGATTTCCTTGAGCTGGTTTACCACCTTCATCCCGTGGTCAGTATCGCCCCACAAAACAGGATGTACACGCCTGTAGTACTGTGTGAAGGACTCACGGGTAGGTGAGTGACCCTCAGAGCTTACAAGCTCACCTCTGGACAACGCTAGCCGAGCATTAGCTTCCCATGCTTCGGCTTCTTGTTTGGACTCAAAGCCGCCCTGACGGATTCGCTGTGTTCCATTGGTCACGGTTCCTTGCCACTTGTTCCCACGCTGTGATGCCATTCTTTTGTCTCCAACTGTTCCAAAACTTGTTTTCAAAATGTGGTGCAAAGCATTGAGCTGAGTCAGTATCAAACAGCTCAATCATGAGCTTGTAGTAAGCCCCCTGTTTCCGTAAGTTTTTAGCCAAAGAAAAATCACTCTCCCATTCAGCTTCACCCGCTGCGTATGTTAGGAAAATGTAAGCCTCTTTGTAGTTGAGGCCATACTCATTCGGATTTAAATGTTCTTTCATAAAAAGCCTTTCCTGATTTGGTTAACTTAACCACCCTGTACCGCTCGTCTAATGGGTCAGGGTATGACTCAATGAATTCCAATCCCTTTGTTTGCTTCTTTTTATCTTTCCAGTGACCCCACCATTTTATACAGCGTGACGCCGTGGCATTGGATAGGCCGAGATACTGCTCCAGATCATACTGGTGTCTACCTTCGTTTTCGGCTACCCAAATGAACGTCAGGATGTAAGTTAGCGGCATCGCTGGGTATAGATTGTAGAATTGCTCAAGAACTCCTTTTGTATAAGTTGTTTTCATTTTTTATATGCCTCGTTTCAAGTCGTGGGCTGACAGTTAAAATCCAGTGTCGAAGAACCAGTCTCGATTTCCGATCTGAAGGTACACACCATGTGAAAGTACTTCAATTGCAAAAATTGATCCGATTTTCAAGGTGAATCGTTGTTCCTCGTCCATACAATCTCCTATGAGAACAAATAGTGAACAGGCAAGTTATCCTATCCACGCTGACCATGCAATACCTCCTGTGTCTAGTTTTTGCTTTCATTATGATTATATAGGGGCAGAGGTATCACAAATCAAGGCCTTACGAAAAAGTAAATTGTTTTGATAGAAGATGCAGCGGTAACAATGATAGTGATGATAGATATTTTTTGAGATTTTAAAATTGCCGGCAGATGCGAATGCGACTCATTCTCAATATCCGGTCAAAAGAAAAGCCCCGCCGGTCATGGCAGGGCTTCGTTGTTCAGGTCTCGGGTTGTCGTCGAATTGTCCAGATGATCAGATATAAAATAATCAGGACAACCCAAGCCCCTATGTCGCTGAATAACTCTTTCATGCAATCCCCCATTGACGGGCAAGGGCTTTGCTTTGCTCGGGCAGGGCGTCATGTAATTCCTCGGATATATTAATCACAAGAACATAATCCCCAGAATTCCGACGACGATATGAAAGGGCTATATCCTGCCCCGCCGCGGCTCGGTGTTTCAGGCCTGATATTGAAACCCGTTTATCGCCTCGGGTTGCCGCTCGATAGAGTCTAATTTTGCAGGGCG